CTTTGGACAACTTGTGCATTCTTACCACTTACTGTGCAAACAGTGAAAAGTGGGAATGACAAATGATCGGCATACTTGCCTCCTTGTTCCTAATGATCCATGATTTCAATCAATCAATACCTGATACAGCGCAGGTTCCCGCCAGGGAACTCCTAATAAGTCGCTCACACAACGTAACCAGTTGTGCAGACGTTAAGTACTTCGGGCATTATATATCATGATCAAAATCCTACATATTCCTTCACTCCAGTTCCTCCTCAGTCGCAAGCGACTGGGTGCAGAAAGCACCACTATTCGGACCAGAGTGTCGGTGTGAATAATCTGACAGGTTCAAAAATAATCAAATTCCATCGAACTTCAGGTTTTCCGACTCCTAATGAGTCTTCATTTTCCTTTCATTCTACGGGTTGACGAAATTCAATCCCTATCAGGTTACCCCTAAATCAGCAAATCTTTCGAAATTACCGATGAAGAGTTTCACATACATAGTTGGACCACTTGTTACAAGTGGGATGAAAGCTTTGTTTACGCAGGTCGCATCTGCAGCTGAACTTATTTTGCTATTATTGGAAAAAGCATCTTCGATTCCTCAAACTCATAGATCTCCTCACTTGAGAGACATTCATAGGCACTTCCGTCCTTGAACACCTTCTCGAGGTTTCTAGCTTGTTTGCTTAATCTCCAATGTAACCTTTCGTTGAACTTTAGTGCATCATCGACTTCTATTGCTATCTTTAGACTAGCAACTTGTCGGGTATAGAGTAGTTTATACACAGCGTACGAGTAGGCAGTATCATCAAATTCTTTCAATGAATGCCCTTCAATCAACCTAGTTCCCTCTGGAATCTTTGGAAGATTGTATTCTCTCTGTACAAATCTATGCATTTGCCACTCAGCTTGAGTCGACAGCTTCGCTGGCTCAATGCCTTTATGCAACATAATTGAAACTTTCTGTCTGTCTAACCAACTGATCTCATCAGCAGTATCCATAGGTAAACCCAATCCACCAAGGTGTTGTGGTACAAACCAACTAAGATTAGTCGATTTTAACAACTCGATGTTATTCTTAATAAAAATCTTCTTGAGATCCAACCAAAGTTCTGGCGGACACTCTTTCTTGACTTCAT